TATATCTTTTTCCCTATACATTATGGTTAAGAATGTAGAAGATGGTACTCAAATACTAGAACAAATTCTTCCATTCTTTACTCCTGAATGGACATCCACAATTAATCTAATTCCAGAGCTTGGAGTCGTACAAGACATTCCATTAATATTACTAAACGTAACTCCGCAAGATACATATGAAGGTAACTTTGATGAACGAAGAGTGATGACGTGGACATTAGATTTTATCATGAAAGGATATTTTTATGGTCCAATACGAGAGTCAGGCGTTATTACTCTTGCTAATACTAACTTTTTTGATGCAAGTCTCTTTGATAATATCGATAGTGCTGTAGGAAATACAGAGGCTGTAAGTACCATTACAATTGTACCTGGTCAGACTGCAAATGGATTGCCAACATCAAATGCTTCTTTAAGTGTGAATAGAAATGAAATCTCAGCAAACAGCAATTACAGCTACATTACAACCCGTGGATAGTATAGGTGAGGCTTTAAACCTCGCTCCTCTTCCTACTCCTAATTCTTCTAGTTCCGTTGAAGTTGATCAAGTCCATGATGATTTTGAATATGCTCGTGGCAATATGATTAATACCATTGAAAAAGGCAACGAGGCCTTGCAAGGAATATTAGATGTTGCTGGCATGGGTCAACATCCTAGAGCATATGAAGTTGCTGCTAATCTTGTAAAGACAATGGTAGAAGCTAATAAAGAACTACTTGATTTACAAAAGAAAAAGAAAGAAATTGAAAAAATTGAGGCTAAAGCAAATCCTCAAACTGTGAATAATAATCTCTTTGTTGGATCTACTGCAGAGTTACTAAAAGCATTAAAGTCTAATAATATGAAAGATATTGAGTAGTAATGTCATACAATGGTAATCAAAATCTAGTAGGCATTAGAGAAAAACTAGAATTTTCCAAAGAACAAATCATTGAGTATGCAAAATGTGCTCGCGATCCCCTATATTTTATTGAAACATATGTTCAAATTGTAAACGTTGATCTTGGTTTAGTTCCATTTGATATGTGGGACTTCCAAAAAGATATTGTTAATCTAGTAAATAAAGAGCGTTATGTTATATGCAAGATGCCGCGGCAGGTTGGAAAGACAACTACTGTAGCTTCTGTTCTTTTGCATTATGTTCTTTTTAACGAAAACTTCTCCATTGCTATTCTAGCTAACAAACTATCTCAGGCTCGAGAAATTTTGGGTCGTATTCAATTAGCGTTCGAACATTTGCCTAAATGGCTACAACAAGGTGTAATAGAGTGGAATAAAGGATATATTGAATTAGCTAATGGATCTAAGATTCTTGCTTCTGCTACATCATCTTCTGCAATTCGTGGTACTTCTCAAAATATGATATACTTGGATGAGTTTGCATTTGTACCAAACAATATGCAAGAAGAGTTCTTCCAATCAGTCTATCCTACAATATCTTCTGGTAAATCTACAAAAGTAATTATTACATCTACTCCTAATGGTTTAAATATGTTTTACAAACTGTGGAAAGATAGTGAAGATGAAAGAAATGATTATAAGCGCGTAGACGTACATTGGTCTCAAGTTCCAGGTAGAGATGAGATATGGAAAGCTGAGATTATTAGAAATACGTCTGAAGAACAGTTCAGGCAAGAATATGATTGTGAGTTCTTAGGATCATCCAATACACTTATTCATCCAAATAAGTTAAGAATGCTCACCTATTCAAATCCAATCAAACAAACAGAAGATATTAAAGTATATCTTGAACCGGCACAAGGCCGATTATATACACTTATTGCTGATACGTCAAGAGCTTTAGGTTTAGACTATTCGGCGTTTGTGATAATTGACAACACAGAGTTTCCATATCAAGTAGTAGCGGTCTATAGAAACAATACGATATCGTCCTTAATATACCCATCGATCATATATCAATTTGCCAAACATTACAACAACGCATACTGTTTAATAGAGTCAAACGACATTGGCAAGCAAGTTGCGGACATTTTATTTTATGAACATGAGTATGAAAATGTGTTTTACACATCCACAGACAACAAACACGGCCAAAGGATTACTGGGGGATATAGTGGATCTGCTCAACTTGGAGTAAAGACATCAAGGGCTGTAAAGAGGATTGGATGTTCAAACTTTAAGTCTATGGTGGAAAACGACAAGATTTTACTAAACGATTTTGATTTGTTGCAAGAATTGTATCGTTTTTCAGCAAAGGGAGATTCATATGAAGCTGAAGAAGGCCATGATGACTTAGTAATGCCATGTGTTTTGTTTTCTTGGTTGATAGAACAGCCATATGTAAAAGAACTTACAAACACCGACTTACGGCAAAGAATATATAATGATCAAGAGAGTATGATTGAGGATTCTCTCACCCCATTTGGTATAATAGATGATGGAACCGATCAATTTGAGGAGCCCCCCATCCTAGCTGTACCCAAAAACAACGATAGTTGGCTATTAAATTAGCGAAAATATAAATACCCCGAAGTCAACAAAAATAACCTATTTCTAGGGAGATAACTATGCCATTTCAAGTCAGTCCAGGCGTCAATGTATCTGAAATTGATCTGACTACTGTTGTCCCTGCTGTATCTACAACCGAAGGTGCCCTTGCTGGTGTTTTCCGTTGGGGTCCTGTAGAGCAACGTGTATTAGTCGATTCAGAATCGAATCTTGTAGCAAGATTCGGCAAGCCTACCAATTTAAACGCAGAAACGTTTTTTACAGCCGCAAACTTTCTATCGTATGGCAATAAGCTATACATCGTCCGCGCTGCCAACACAACAAGTTTAGCTAATGGAGCATTAAATGCTCTTGCCAACACCGGTAGTGTTTCTAACGTAGTAACATTTGTAGTTAAAAATGAAGACCATTATGATGAAAAAAATGATGCTGGGGTTTTCAGCGGCGATACAGACGTTAAGTTTATTGCCAAATATCCAGGCGAATTAGGCAACTCCTTGAAGGTTTCTGTCTGCGATAGCGCAAATGCTTATTCTAAGACATTTAACATCGTAGCTAATAATCTTATAAATGATTCAATAAATTTAACCAACATTAGCTTTACGGTCGGCAGTAATACAGCTCAAGTTAAAGTAGCTAACTCAGTGTCTGGCAACTCTCTAAATGCTCAAGTTGCAGCGGAAACAGTTATTGCTGGCCTTACAGTTGGCGATTTTATAGAAGCTGGTAATTCATCTATTGGTAAACAATATTTAAAGATTACATCTTTTGATGCTACAACTACTGGTAATGCCACCCACCAATTCTTTAATATTAACTTTGATAATAGATATAGTCTGTCTACCGCATACCAAAGCAATACATTTGTTCGCTACTGGCAGTATTTTAATTCTGTTGATGCTGCCCCTGGCCAATCCCCACATCAAGCTGCCTTTGGTAACACGTCAGCAGCTGATGAACTTCATATCGTCATTGTAGACGAAGATGGATCTATATCCGGCGTTCCTGATACAGTATTAGAAGTATATCAAGGATTGTCTCGCGCTACTAACGCCAAGACGGATAATGGAGCAACTAATTATTCTCGGGATGTTATTAACCAAAATTCAAGTTACATTTGGGTAGCTAACGACTTAACTGCTGTATCTAATACTGCAACTAACCTTATTTCTTCTGCTGCTCAAAAGCCAACAACAATATCTTTTGTTAGTGGCCAAGATGGAGACGGAGAAAGCAATGTTCCTGTAGGTACATTAGCATTAGCATATGATTATTTCAAATCAGCGGAAGACATTGATGTATCTTTATTGCTGGTTGGTAAGGCGCGTGGCGGTACAAATGGTGAGCAATTAGCTAACTATATTATTGACAACGTTGCGGAAAGCCGTAAGGATTGCGTTGTATTTGCCTCTCCTGATCGGGCTGATGTCATTAGTAACGCTGGTGATGAGTCAACTGATATTGTAACGTTCCGCAATTCTATGCGTTCAACATCTTACGCAGTGCTTGACTCTGGATACAAATATCAGTATGATAAGTATAATGACTTATATCGCTATATTCCTTTAAACGGAGATATTGCTGGTTTGTGCGTACGTACGGATGATACACGGGATCCGTGGTATTCACCTGGCGGTTTTAACCGTGGCCAGATTAAGAATATTGTTAAGTTAGCATTTAACCCACGCAAGGCAGATCGGGACATCCTTTACAAATCTGGTGTAAATCCAGTTGTAACATTCCCAGGCCAAGGTACAGTATTGTTTGGCGATAAGACGTTGTTAGCTAAGCCAAGTGCATTTGATCGTATTAACGTACGTCGTTTGTTTATTGTGCTTGAGAAAGCAATTGCAACTGCTGCTAAGTTTACATTGTTTGAGTTTAACGATGACTTTACTCGTGCTCAATTTAAGAACTTAGTAGAGCCATTTTTGCGGGATGTTCAAGGTCGTCGTGGTATTTACGACTTCAAGGTAGTTTGCGATTCTACAAACAATACTGGAGAAGTAATTGACCGTAATGAGTTTATTGGTGACATCTATATCAAGCCAGCACGTTCTATCAACTTCATTCAGTTGAATTTCGTAGCGGTTAGAACGGGTGTTGAGTTCTCTGAAATTGTAGGGCAGTTTTAACGCCTCATAAATAAAGATAAGGAGAACAGACATGGCATTTAACGTAAATGAAATTAGAAGTCAGCTAAACTTTGGTGGCGCTCGTAACTCTCTATTTCAAGTAACAATCCAAAACCCCGGTAATGGGGTTGCGGATATTAAAGTACCATTTTTGGTACGTGCAGCTCAGATTCCTGCTGCAACGCTTGGAGTAATTGAAGTTCCATACTTTGGCCGTAAAATAAGATTGGCCGGAGACAGAACATTCGCAGAGTGGACAGTTACAGTCATTAATGATGAAGACTTCGCAATTCGTAACGCAATGGAAGAGTGGTCAAATAAGATTCAAACGTTCCAGACTAACATCCGGGATTTTGCTTCTGCCAGCCCTCTAAATTATAAAGCCAACGCGCAGGTTACTCAGTTTTCTAAAACTGGGGAAGCGTTGAGAACATATACATTTAATGGTATATTCCCAGTAGAAGTATCTCCAATCGAACTTGATTGGAATGCAACAGATACTATTGAAGAGTTTACTGTATCGTTTGTATATGATTGGTGGGAAGTTAGTGGTGGTACAACCGGCAACGCCGGCGGTGCTTAATAATATGGAGGCCGGTTAAATCCGGCCTCATTAATTGGAGTTAATATGGAATTCCTAGGCTTCGAATTTCGAAAAAAAGGCCCCGTTGAAAAACAGGACCTTGACGAATTTATCCCTAAACAAAATGACGATGGGTCGCTAGTAGTAGCTGCTGGTGGCGCCTATGGTACCGTCGTTGACTTAGAGGGTGCAGCTAAGAATGAAGGCGAGCTAGTAACCAAATATCGCGAAATGGCAATGCATGCAGAAGTGGATGCTGCTGTTGATGATATTGTTAATGAAGCTATTATTGTTGAGACGGAAGATACTGTTAGTATTAATTTAGACAAAAACAGAGATCTGCCGGACACTGTAAAAAAAGCAATTGTCTTAGAATTTGATAACATTCTTAGATTATTAGATTTTAACCATCAAGGGTACGATGTATTTAAACGTTGGTATGTTGATGGTCGTTTATACTATCATGCAATTATTGATAAGAATAAACCAAAAGACGGAATTCAAGAATTACGCTACATTGATCCTCGAAAGATCAAAAAAGTAAAAGAAACAAAACGCAAAAAGATTAGCAACAATTATGCAGCCTCAGATGTTGTTATAGGAGAAAATGAATACTTCATATACAACGATAAGGGGTGGGGTGGTAGACCAGCAGCTGGTCCTGCATCCAGTACAGCAACAACAGGATTAAAAATTGCTAAGGATAGTATTCTATACTGTACCTCTGGTTTGCTGGATAAAACAAACTCATTGGTAATTTCCTATCTTCACAAAGCAATTAAGCCTCTTAATCAATTAAGGGCTTTAGAAGACGCTACAATCATTTACCGTATATCA